AACATTAAGAATTTGGAAGACTCTCCGATTGGTGACTGCCCAGAAAACGATCAAGAGTGTCCAGACATTAACTGCTGCCCAGAAAGATATTACGACTACTCAATCAATGGATAATCAATCTTCTAGTCCAGCTTTAATATTTCCGAATGTCCCAATCGACTTTTGCCCTACTGGCAATTGGTCTGAAATCCTTCAAGAGTTTATTGATGTTGTTCTAGTCAATGGAACGATCAATGTTCCCGGCCTTGGTGATGTTACTCCAGAGCAGATAACTCAAATCCAAGAAGATTTAGCTGACCAGCAGAATCAGATTGACGCTTTGGAAGCACAGGATATAGCTATTGATCTTCGCATTGATGCGCTTGAAGCTAACCCTGTAGTCAAAGTAAGATACGGAACTATTACTACCGTTGTTACTGGCGATTCAATTAGAACAGTATCATTCGCGGCACTTCCATCCACGACATACGGGGTATCTATAACTCCTATCTGCAATGCAACAATAGGAGCATCTGCTACACCATTGTTCGCTTTGGTTGATGCTAGCAAAACAACCACAGGATTCTCTATCCGTATTGAAAATAACATTTCTCAAATAACAAGTATTGATTGGATGGCAATCCATACTTCTTGAAACTAAACGCCATCACAAAACAAAATAATAATATGACACCACTAAAAGGAACTGATCCTAAACTCGTCAGCGGCGGAGCCTCCACTCGCGGAACCATTCGTGAAGGTATGGGCAATATGCCTAACCTCGGAGCTAAGAAACCTACTCCCTTCTCTAGCAAGCCTCTCCCTACTGTTGGCAAAATGGTCAACCAGTTCGGCGGCCCCCAGTAATTATCGTTAACGATAATGGGTGATACCCTAAAAGAGATGGCAGAACTCGTTAAGGGTTTTGTCGGAGATAGTGGCGTCTGTTCTGATGAGAGGGCTTACAAAGCAATCAATCAGGCTAGACGCTTGCTATGGAATAAACGCGCATGGACTACTCAAGAAGAGTATGTCCAGATTTGTTGCGTCAATGATTGTTTTACTCTCCCTAACCGATACGAGCAGATTAAGCTCGCTTGGATAGGAGATAGATCAGCATCATTGGCTGACGAATGGTTTAATGCTACCGATGCTTTGGAATTGAATGAAAACCAATCCTGCCATCGTTTGATTACGGAGGTAGGAGGAAAGCATGTATTATTCCGCGACTACACTACTCATCCATATCGTTTAGGAGTCATGCTGGAAAGTGCAGAAGATGTAGGAGTCACTCTTACATTTGAAGTTCAAGACCAGTATGACACATACCATACCATTAAAGTAACTGGGGTTAATCCACCAGACTTGGCGCAATCTGATCTTTTGATCAAGGGAGCTAGGTCGGTATCCAAGCCAGCGACCAAAGGGCGAGTCCGCATCTACGCTTACGATACTGCAATCGAAGCAAAAACTCTTATCTCTGTCTACCAGCCTAATGATATTAACCCATCATTCCGCAGGTTCAAAGCTCCGAGAACTTGTGAGTGCATCACATTGTATGCTTCTAAGAGATACTTTGATTTAGTAGATGACCAAGAGCTAGTAGAGTTCACGCCAGATGCGATGATCTACGCTATCCTTGCTCTGAACTCCAGAGACAACAGGAAGGCTCAGGAGTTCTTGGTAAACCTAGACCTTGCTATTAAAGAGCAAGAGAAGGAACTAGAAGGCGAGGAGATTCCAACTGCCGCGCCGCTTCGTATTGCGAACTTTCAACGCCCCGAAAATTTAATTGGGAATTATCTTGGATCGCCTAGTGCTAATGATTATTTTTTTAGTCCATGACATTAAGTCTACAAAAAAAAATTGATCCTAAAACTGTAAAGGGTTACGGCGATCCAGAATACTTCATTAACAAATGTGATGTGGCTATGCTTGATATGCCACAGCGCGAATGCCCATTGATCCATAGGTTCGCGCCGGGAATGTATATTAGAGAAATACTAATTCCGAAAGATACACTCCTAACGACATTGATGCATTTAACAACGCATCCATTCTTTATTATGAAGGGAGATGTTTCGGTTTGGTATCACGATATACCCGTTCAAAGGTATCAAGCACCCTATACTGGCATCACCCAAGCTGGAACGAGAAGAATGCTTTTTGCACATGAAGATACAATTTGGTCAACTTGTCATATTACAGACTTGACTGATCCTGATGAAATTGTTCAATCAGTAACTTGCATGGATTTCAATCCTATGATTGATTCTAATCATCCAAGAACACAAACATGGAGACATAATAAAAAAATTGTGAAGGAGATTGAAATATGAGCATGGCATTCGTTGCGGTTGGAACTACAGTTGCAGGTGTAGGAGCAATGGCTGTTAGTAGCGCAATGGCAGCAGATAAACAAAAAAAAGCAGCAGGGGCAGCAGCGAGAGCGCAAAACAAACAAACCGCAGAAATGCAAAGACAGGCCGAAGAAATCACTCCAGAGAGAAGGGCAGAAGCAATGGAGGCTTTCCTTCCGGGAGCAGAACAGCAAAGAGTAAAGGCTTCAGAAATAGCAAATCAAATGCTTTCTGGTCAATTGCCAAAAGATGTGCAAGATCAGATAATGAGAAGCATTGCTGAATATGCTGGCGCAGGATTTAATCCATTTACAGCTGGTAGGGCAGGAGGATTCCAAGTAGCGCAAGGTATAGTTCCAAGGCAATTTGGGCAAACCGCTATGGATTATCAAATGAAAGGACAAGAGCTGGCTTTGTCATGGCAAGCACTTGCAGGAAACTTTGTGAACCAAGTTGGAGCTGAAAGGATGCAAGCAAACGCACTTGCAAACGAAGCAGCAAATCAATCTATAGCTACTAGATATGCAGCAAATGCAGCACCTAGCGGTTTTGCTGCTGGTCTTGGAGCGGCAGGTTCAGGATTAATGGGGGCAGGAACATCTTATCTAGGTGGAATGGCTGCCGGAGGATTTGGCGGTGGAGGGGGAGCGATTACTGGATATGGAGGACAACAATATGTTCCAGCAACATCTGCAACAGGTGGACAATATTATAAGCCAGCAACTAGCATATACGGAAGATAATTTATGAGCATCGCCGAAATGATAATGAGAGACAACGCGCAGCAGTCTAAAAGCTGGTCTGTCTTGTCAGAGAATCTTGGTCGCCTCGGTCAGCAGGTTGGTCAGCAACTAGCAATGCGCGAGTATCAGAAGCAAGCTGCAACTGAATTGCCAGTCATCCAACAACAGATGCAGGCTGCTTTACAGGATGCAGGATCAGGAAGATCGGCTGATGCTTATTCCAAATTGCTTCCGTTGATAAGTAATCCTCAATACAATCAGAATCCTATGTTGCTTCCTGCGCTTGAATTCGCAATGAAGGCGACCAAAGATGCATCTGATAATTTCTTGACGAGTCAAAAAACTCAACAGGGATCGCAGTATGGAATTGCCGATTTGCTTCTTGCTAAACAATTCGGAGTTGATCTTACTCAGCAACCGAGCGCAGTAACTCCTCCAGCAACAGGGCAGCCGCCTACAACGCCAAAACCTCCAGCAACAGGTCAGCCTCCAATAGTTGAGCCTGCTGGTGATTTAACAACGCAAGATATTGGAGATGCCGAATTCATAGATGATGATCAGAAGGCTTTAACAGATTCCGCAAATGTGTTTTCTGACATCCAACAAAAAGTTCAAAATCAAGGAACAAGTGCTGCATTGGCATCTTTGAACTATGTTGATGATACTCAATTCTCAGATAAGAATATAAAAGAAAATTTTGACATCATTAAACTTCCTCAGTCTGCATCAAGATTCCTTGGAGAAGGAATTGAAACTATGGCTGTGCCAAAAAACATTGAAGGGTTGAGGCAAAAAGGAATAACTATAAAAGGGCAACTAGGAAATATCTCCTACGAGAATGTTAACAATTCAGAAGAATCAAAAAATCTTAGGCAGAAATTCCTTTCTACTATCGATTCTCAAATCAACAGGCTAGATAAAAGCACGGAGATCAATGAGCTAATCCGATACTATGGAGGCTTCGATAAGATTGGGCCATACACAGAAGGAGAAAAGGGAGTAATTTACTGGAAGATCAAAGACAAAGAAGGCAAGGATAAGACAATCAAATTAAGGCCAGGAACAGAAAATAGCCCCGGCCTAAAAGAATTGTTCATTGGAGTTATCAATGCACCAAACCAAGCTGCAATTCTTGGAATGCCAATGCTCCGTTCAGAAGGAATAAATATCCCTGCTCCAAATGTTCCACAAAATGCAGGTAGGGAAAAAAGTCTTGCAGATATGCTTCAAGGAAGCTAATCGTCATAAATGTCCCTGACGCTCGAAAAACTCAAGAAGGCACGGGAGGCTGGGTATTCTGATGATGAGATTATATCAACAGCTTCCAATATTTTTCCTAAAATTGGCAACGCAATTAAATCTGGATACTCGATAGATGAGATCGCTGATTTCTATACGACATCTCCAAGAGCGCAAGGCATAGCCGAACAGGAGACAATCTCTAAGCTCAAAGAAGTCCCTCAAGCTATTAATAGAGGCGAAGGTCTTCCTGTGGGTGGAGAGCCGATGGTCGGCGGCCCAGATATTCTGGCATTGGAGCCGGGGCAAACAAAGACCTTCATGGAAGATGAAGAAGG